CCAATCTTGGTAAGCTCTGCAATGATAACTCGCTGCAGTCTCTGGATTGTTCTCGCAAAACGCACGTCTTTTTGTGCAAGCGTGGTCTTGTCTTCTTCCGCGCCCTCACCCATGGTAAGATAAGATTGAGGAATTTTAAGAGCTGAAAACAATTTGTCCCGAAGGTACTTAATATCGTCAATGGCTGTAATATTTGAGGCGCCTGCCAACGATTCAATTGAGGTGGCGGACCCCGGTCGGATAGGAATGAAATAGTCTTCTTCGATGCTCATCGGATTATAACGCAAGTCGATGCGGCCAGTCTCGGGATTAACAATCGAGTGGCGCTTAAGCTGCGTAACAATCTTTTGCATGTATTGCTCCACATCTTGAGGCGGAACGGCGCCTACGTCAATTTTAAACACTCGGCGTTCTGAAGAGCGGATGACGCGATACGCCATCATGGCGTCCTCCATGAGAGTTAGCTGCCGCCAGATGCGGCGGGAGGCCTCAAGGATGGACGTGCCGTACGGCATATACTTATCATTACCAAGAATTCTAAAATGAGCAATCTGCCAGTTTTCAAACGTCATGCCGGCAGAGTTCCACTGGTATTGGACATAATTAGGGTTAGTGCTGTCTTGTCCCTCTAATCTCTCGACTTCCTGCGGAGGGAGCGCGATGACAGACTTCACCCCATACTTGTCATCGACGTCAAGATACAAAAAGAAGTCGCCATACTTGCACATGGTCCGACTCCAGCCAAACAGGTTGTACTGAACGTTAAGAACGTTTTCGTACAAGATTCCTAACACTGCTTTGATTTCTTCGTTGGGGCATTTAATATTAAGCATGGGTCGCAAATCGGAATAGGTGGTCATTTCATCGGCGTAGATGTCCAAGGTAGATGCCAACTCCGGCATGTATTCCATTTGATCAAAATCAATATAGCGTTCTGAGCGGCGCTGGTTTCCAATAGCGTTGTTGGCCAGAATGTCTAACGGATTATAAAGCGTCTTTTTGAACTGCTGTCCCGAGGCTGTCTTGAAGCGAGACGAAAATTTATCTAAATGCTGTCGTCGGATCCGTCGTCCGGACTGCGAACGATAATTAATGATTGGTCCCGAAAAGAGCCTGGTTAGAGCTTTAAACAGGCTGGTTTCAGAGTTGTTGGGGTTCTTTTTTTCAATTGGCATAGGTTATCTCACTTTACAATCCACATGAATTCCTCATATGTTTCTTTAGCTTCTGTCATTTTATCAAGGATACTGTCTTTTTTGTAGCCCTCTTGTCCTTTAACTCTCGTATTAAAACGCGTACTAGTTGTAATGATTGAGTCAGCAAATGCTTTCTGATAATTGAGATCTCGGGCATTCGCTTGAATAGCGGTGTCGCGTACCCAGCATGCTATAGCAAGAGCAATGACCAGATCGTCATTGTACCCCTTCATTGCCTGAGGCTTACCATTTCTCCAAATAAATGTTTTCATTTCGTTAACAGTTCGCGTAGAATATATCTTAATTAGTTTATTTCTTATAAACTCTTCTAATTTCGCCACTATAAGCGGCCGAGTTTTCATTGAAGTGGTAAAGCCGGGGATGGCGCTATTCTGATATTCGGCTTGGTGTTGTTCAATATACTCATGTGTCGATTTAATTGAGTAATATAAATGTGGATAACCATATTCGATTAGTTTATCTAAAACTGTATATCCAATATTGTTATTTTCAACCACCATCATAGCATTTCCAAACTCTCTTCCGATTTGATTGAGCATGTTTGCAAACAAATCTGGTGTCACCTTTCCTTGGTATTCGCCAATTACTTCTAACGTTTCCAATTTAATAATATGGAAAGTGGAGTAATCCGCACCGTCCCCTCTCGCAACATCAACGACTTGTAAATAGTTGCAAGTAGCGTCGTAATCTTCCCAAATCCAAAAATTGCGATCTATGCCGGTTCGATATTTGGGTTCTTTCGTGACGGCGCGAAGCCACTCCATACACTCGGGGTCGATAACAGTTTCTCCTGACGTGTTGAAGTTACACATCAATTCTTGTGCAATTTGTCGTTTTGACATGTTCTTGGTTTCTTTTTTAAACCATTCACCATCTCTCTCTGGGTGAATATCCCACTGGAGTGTCGTAAGGTTGAAGTTATTCGTTCCCGTCTCCGCCTCAACACATGTTTTATGAAACCAATTCCCCACCCCATTGGGAGTAGAAATGGCAATGCAGCGGCCACCGGTCGACAGAGTGGGATATAGTCCTGTCCATAATTCTTCTAAGCTTTCAATATGTGCGGCCTCATCAAGCACCAGCAAAGAAAGAGCTTCAGAACGACCAGCGTCTCCCGAAGTGGAAGCTGCTTTGATTGAGGAGCCGTTTGAAAGCTCAAAAGATGTTCTGTTGTCTACACTAATCTCAGCAATTTGTATCCACTTAGGCAGTTGCTTCATAATGCTTTTTACTTTCTTGACTAAGTTGCCTGCAGTTTGAAACTTTGTGGCCATTACAAGAATAGATTTGTCCCGATGAAATAGCATCATCCAGACGATGTAACCCGCTGTAATAGTAGAGATGCCAAGCTGTCGAGCCTTTAAGACCACATTAAAACGATAGTCGTTAAATTCTTGTAGCAGCACATCTTGATAATCATACGTATCAAACAAAATTTGCCCGTGCATCGGGTGAGATATGCGGGCATACGTGGTTAGAAAGTACGATGGATCTTTACCGCACTTTAATATTTCTTTTACTCTCTGCTTTTTGTCTAATTGAAATGTCATGCATCATTTCTTTTCTACTTCGGACCCTTTCTTTCGAGTATCGTTGCTGGGCCTTGCGCCTTTCCAGCCGCCCAAGTCGAGAAACTTTTTCCAACTCGCTTCCACAGTACTTTCGGAACCCTCTCCTACCAATACTGTCTCACCCATTCCGCCAATCTTGTACTTCTGATAGGCGGTGGCCCATGAGTGAACTCGTGAGGTACTCTGTACCAACACATCAATTTCACCTTCTTCCGTCAGTGAGACGGACTTGCCGGTGACTTTCTTATACTCTTCTTTCAAAAACTTGGCGATGTCTGCAACTCTCTGCTCCATCTTGCTTTCAAAATCTTTGGCATATACTTCCTTTAACTGAAGCTCTGTTTGATAACTCACGCAAAGCAGCGGGCCCATAAAACGAATATTAAATCCGTCCATGACGCGTCGGTCAATTAAGGGATTGCCCTCTTCCCGCTTGAGGCCGGCCGTCCGTACCTCTCCGTCGGGAGAAAAACTTTCGATGTGCGTCCCATCGTATGCGTTTGCGGCCGCTTGCGCGAGCCCTTGAATTACATCTAAAACTGTAACTGAATTTTTAGCCATTATCGGGTCTCCATCCTTTTAACCATCTCTCTTCTCTATGTTCGACATATTGAATGTAGCAATGATGGCAACAATCAAATTTGACGAGACAAACGTCATCCATCGATCTTCTTGCGAAAGAATTACAAATCGGACAACATTTCAAAGATTCTCTATTAAGTAGTTTTTTTGATATCTTAATACCATTTACATCTATTTTTTCTTGCCACGCTTCATTTTGCTGCGTTTTTTGATAAAATTCTCGCATCTGTTGCAAGTATTCTTCTTCTTTGTTCTCGTCCCAATTCGCCTTAGGGTTCTGGATTGCTTCCTTGCCATACTTCTCTGCGATGGCTTTCTCAAATGCAGCAACGGTATCTAAATCTTTCTCTTTCATTTGGATGCTTCAACCCAATTGGTGGCCACATTTATAATAGCAACCGTCACGACAATCCCCGTAGCCGATCCTCCCGCAAACCATACCCAATTATTACGAGGCGATTGCTTTTTTAAGGTTTCTTCCAAAGCGGCTATCTCTAAATCTTTTTTCTCGATAAGCAAGTCGGCCTCGTCTGAAGCGGCTTGATAACGAATTCGAGCGTTCTGCAATTCTAGTTGAAACTTTGTGCCTTGTTGATCCAACTGGAATTCTATTTCTAAGTCGCACTCACGCTGCCAAAATTCTTTGTCGGACATAAGAATGGCCGTCGCTTCCGGATCAAACAACACCCCCTCAAAAGGTGCAGGTTCCTCTTCCGCCAAAACAGAAAACTTTGGCCCCTCGGCCAAAGCTACACTTGTCAATAACAATAAACTACTCAACATACTCAAAACCAAATAACTCCTCAATATCTTTAGCTAATTGTTCTGGGTCTTTAATGAAGTCGTGAAGATACTCTTGGTATTTCCGATCTCTTTCGCTTCTAATTGTTTCCAGATTTACTTCATAGCTGCGCTGCAGCTTTTCTAATTCTTCTTTATAGGTACGTAGGGCTGCGTCACGCTGACGCAACTCCTCGTCGTGGATATCTTGCAAGCCTGCGATTTGGTCTTGTAGGCTTGTGCGCATGGTTTCATGAACTTCTTCTAGCCGATTGTAGTCGGTGCGCATTTTTAGCATGACCATCAATAGGCACGATATTACTAAGACTTCTTTCCAATTCTCTTGCAGAAAACGGAAACCCGTCCTAATCATTATAGCCTCTTAATCTCGCGACAGCATCGATGATGCTCTGGCCGCCCAGATATAAGGCCGAAACGATAACCCAATCGCCACTCTCTAAGGTGCCGGCGAGCATCAAACCAGATGCGACAACCCACACTAATAATTTACGGGAAGTGAATCTCTCCACTACTCTATCTAAAGTTCCTCGTGTACTTGCTGACATTATTAATCTCCTTTTTCTTGTGATTTATGTATAGCATAAAGTTGCGCTTGTGCTTTTTTGCGACTACTATGCGTTCCCAGGGTTTTGCCGTCCTCTGACTTAACAACGTAGTTGTCGCCTTTCTTCTGGATAACCTCGTCCAAGTCTTCAGTTCCGCCGTCGTTCATGTATTCCTGAGGGGTCGATCCCATCAACCAAGCATCGTAAGGATTCGGACTATCTTCCCCAAACTCAAACCCAAGGGCGTTTGCTTCTGCGACCCACTGCTCAAACGGTAAAGCCAACTGCATGGCTGACTGGGCATGCCGCACTTTTTCTCGCTCGCCTTCCTCTTCCGCTCCTTCCATCAATTGAGTAACGAGCCTTTCTAAGGTTTCCCTAAATCCTATCGGACTAATGACGGGATCTGCATCGGGGCCCATAGGGACATTAGGATCCNCCTCCNCATACTCTTCAACCTCTACATCATAGAGTTCTATAAGAGCATGCTTTAAAACTTCTTCACCTTCTGGATGAGCCTGGACCAATCTCATAACAACCTGTGCCAACTCTTCAACTGGCATCTGTCCGCGCAATTCGGCTGGTGACTCTTCTTCTTCGGAGACATACCCAACCTCTTCTTCAATAATCTGTTTAAGTCGGGACTTGGTGATTTTCATCGTGGAGGCTCCTCTTGCGCTGTTTCAAGTTTTGGAACTATTCTCATTATCTCTTTAAGATCAGGTATTGCAATATTCCCAACGAGC